CTAAGTCAAGGTGTCTAAGTGACTGTTATATTTATCGTTGATAATATGCATCTGACTTGCTAAATGTATATATATCTGCGTTATTGATATTGTACTATGACCAAGAAGAACACGCAGAACCTCAAGATTACCGCCGTTGTAAATATAATTAGTGGCGAAAGTGTGACGGAGCAGATGAGGATATAAACGAGTTATACCCGACTTAGTTTTTAAGTCTTGAAAAAGCATTTTAATAGTATTATGAGTTATAGGCTCTGAATGTATAGTAAGAAAAAAGCTGTCCGAAGATGAAGTTAGAACATCAGGACGTAAATCTTTATATAAATTGATATATAAATTAGTAAGATTACCATAAGATACTATACGCTGTTTACTGCCTTTACCGTTAATTTTAAGAGTACAGTTTAATAAATCAATATCAGAATTAGTGAGCTTGACTACTTCGCCCCTACGCAAACCACAATCGAGCATAAGCATACAAATAAGCTTATCACGCACACCAAGAAAACTATCAACATCAAAAGAATTAAGCAGCTGCTTAACTTCGACATCAGATAGCGGTAATATAACTTCGGTGTTGGCTTTCATAAGCTGAAGCTTGTTTATATTTATATCTATTAAATCTTCAAAATACAAATAGCGGTAGAATACCCTGACAGCACGTGCATATGTACGCACTGATACCCTCTTAATATTTTTAGTTTCTTGCAGATGCAGCTGATAGCCCTTAAATAGTATTACATCTAAATCTGATACATCTAAGTCAGAGCCGCAATAATCAATGAACATATTTAAGCAGATTTTATAATACGATATAGTTTCTTGAGAATTTCCTCTGAATTTTTGTTCCTGCATAAACATTTCATATGCTTGTGACAGGTTCATAGCAATTCACCTTCTTAAGTTCTTCATCTTCGGCAAGAAGCAGCTTATATTTAGGATTTAATTTAGGTTTACACTTTTCAATATCAGCAAGCAAAGTATCAATACCGAATATCTGAATATATGTATATATGCCACCGCCGAAGCGTTCTCCATAGGTTTTACGCAGCTTAATTGCATTATATTCCATTCCAGGAGCTTTATAGATTGATTTTTCGGTAGTTTCAGCAAAATTATAGAAATCTGACCAATGATCAGCAAGTTCAAACCGCCATTTATTAGTATCAGTATCAGACGGCTTTACATAACGCAGGTAGTGATTAAGAACAGCGAAATAAAGATTATCTATTGTTTCATTATCTTCAACCATAAGCCTGATGAACTCTTCCGCACGGTTGCCGGAGTTTTTACAATTTCCGCAACGGAGCTGGAGCTCGCAGCGAACCCAATGCTTTATCTCATCAGCCTTGTTGCGTTCTACAGCCTTATCATAAATACGGATAAATACGGAACCGTCACGCTTGCCGTGAGTTACAGTGTGACCGCAGTGTCCGTCAGGATAGACTTTTGAATGAATTTCGGGAGGAACACGAAAGCGAGAAATGAAGTTGCATTTATAAGTATCTCTGATTATTTCATCAAGATTTAAAAGTCCGGTAAAATCATCAAAGGCTACATCAAGTCTTGTAACCTTGCATTCTTCTTTATTTTCAATGATAAACGAAAAAAGAGCGTTAAAATTGCCGTGACCGAGTGTTTCAAAAACTCTGCAACCCTGACCGGACATTTCAAGCATTACGAGGTTGTCGTGAAAGTCACCGCCATACATTATAGAAATGTGGTCAAAAGATAAGCGATTAGTCCAGCCGTAGAAGCCGTGTGTTTCAACCCACGGACATTCTTCCATTCCGAGCAGCTCAATAATATTCTGTGGTGAGCATATAGAGGTTGTAAAGCTGAACCAGTCAATTATAATTTTGTTTTCTAAATCCATATTTATGTCCCTTTCGTGTGTATTGTAGGTAGAGGGGGGCTATTAGCTTGCCCCCCTAACAGGAAACCAACTTCCTGTTTTTTTGACCACAGGGCCCCGGCGGTTCAAACCGCCACCCCGTGGTCAAATATTTTAGTCAATTGTTTTAATCATTCGTAAGATAACGCTATATGTATAATACCCTGCTACTGCAACAAGCCAGAGCGTAAGAGTGTCAACTATAAATTGAAAGTCGACGAAATAATTAATATATACAAGATATTTTGAAATAGGTGAATTATCAAGCATTTGGAACGGACTATCAGGAAGTAAATCTATTATGCTTTTTAACAAGTCATACAATGTTTCGCATATCCAATTCCAAATCTCGCCGAAAACATCCATATTATTCAGCTCCTATCACTTTTCGAGATATTAAAATCAAAAATACAACAAATCCCAAACTACTGAAAAAGCGTGAAATTTTTGCTATTTCATCAAACATAGAAAAGTCAATTTTCAAAGTGTAATCTATATCTAAAAATTCCCACTTCATAGGAATTTCAAAAACTGGTGCTTCCGGTTCCGCAACGAGATTAGCAAAAACATTGTAAACATCCCAAGGCAAGCAGAACGGAAACTTTTCCTTGAAAAGGATTTCCGGCAAGCTCAAACCCGGAATTGACGGCTTATGCGGTTTGGTGTTAGTGTCGTCTTTAGTATCATCTTTTGTATCGTCTTTAGTGTCTGTCTTATCTGTTGCTATATCACCAGTGTCTGTCAATGTCTTGTCACGAACATCTGACGGACTTAAGTCGATTAAATCATCAACATCAAGGGGAAATGCAATAGAACCGGAACCTGCGTCAGCGACAGAATCAGTCCAAGTAGTATCAGTACCAATATAATCATTACCTATTGAAATAGCAGGGTCACAAGTAAAAACCTTAGTTAAAATATCATCTGTAATTTTATCAGAATCACAAGGAATTAAATAATCAGAACCAAATATAGTACCATCATCACAAACAATATTACCAAACGAACCAGTAATAGTATATCGATGTCCTTTAATGCTCGTAACATTAAGCAATTCAGAGCCATAATACATGAGAGTATGAGGTTCTGAAAAATCTAATCCAGCAATTAAACTTCTATAGCTATAAACAAAATTAGAATTAATTCTAGACCCAAAATTAATTACAGAATCTTTTAATGTGAATTGATATTGATAATCATAATATTTAATATAATTAAGCATATGAGGTTGTGAAGATATAAGAGAATAGAAAGAATACTGTGTACCTAATATAGATACTTTCATAATAACATTATGAGTATCAGAAGAAAGAGCAGATATAACTTCATCAGGGAAATTACCCGTGAGATCTTGTCCTACAAATTCAATCATAGTACTGCCAATTGTAAATGCAGTATAACTATCTCTTGTGACTTGATAATCAAAATCAAGTGAACCATTTTGCTGTAATAGAGAAACAAAACTATCATAGTTTTTAAAAGTCGCTTGCGGTACACTAAAATCGACATAACTAGAATCAGCTATTACAGATGGATTAAAAATAAAAGAGGCAATAGAATCAAAGATTTTTTGCCATTCACTTGCTAAGCACATAATTAAGCCGTTTGTTGTTACTGTATAATACTCTTTTTTTGCGTCGTACTGTTCTTTAGCTTTATCTATTATGCTTTTCGTGTCAGAATCAACAGAATTATAATACCGTCGTGCCGTGCTTTGTGCTGCCTCGGCAGAAGTAAAAGTTACACCACAAGCAACCATTATACCTATAACAAACATAATAATTTCTTCAACACCTGTTACAGCGTGAGCCTGTGCCGGTGCAAGCACACCGCCGAAACATATTACAGTCATTATGCAAAGTAAAAAACACAGAGAACTACGAAGCAGCTTCTTGATGTTCTTCTTGCTGAACAAGGTTTTTATTCTTAATAGCATTTCGCAACCTCTCTTTCATTTTTTCAACATTAATTTGCTGTTTAGGCTTTTCATCAGCGTTGGAAGTCTGATTAGTAGATTTGTTTTCATCTTCTTTAAAATTGAAAAGTGCCATAGTATCATAACAAGCAGCTATCTTCTTGTTGAAGCGTTTAAGCTGCGTTCCAGTCTTAATACGGCAAGGATACCAATATTCGACACAATGAAAAATACCTTTGCAAACGAGGGAGAGGAGAGCAAAAGCCAAGTTCCAATTCTTTAAAGCTCTGTGCTTGTAATCATATTCGAGCAATCCTCTAATCTGCCTGTCTAGCATTCTATCATTTTGTGCTATCAAGATAAATTCATAGTTAAAATGTCTATGGTTAGCGAAAAAATTAACCCATTCCATACGGTCTTTACGCTCAAACTGTCGGGCATTAAACATTATGCTTGCTTCGTCTATGACAACAAGTGTTTGTGCTTTACGGCTTGGCTTATGATGTAGTTTTGCATAATCAAGTAAATAATTAACAGTCAATTTTGAGTTAGGAACGAAAGTAAAAGAACCGATTTTTTTACGCTTAAAATAATTCTCTGTATTAACAGGAAAATTAGCAATAACATTATTGCCGGATCTAAGCCAACTTATTATATCTGCGGTTGCGTGGTAACTTTTGTAACTTCCAGGAGTACCGCTATATAAGGATATTGCCATTTTATGTCCCTCCTTTTGCGAGTCTGAAAAAACTTTTTAAAAAAGCCCTACGGGGTCTTGACTCTCCAAAAGCAAATGATAGCTTTAATTTGCCGAGCAACTCAAAAGCTAAAACTTAAATTAAGTCACTCGGCTTGAATATTGTATCATTTGCTTTTTCCGAGTAAAGACTAAACTTTTTTAAAAACTTTTTTCAGAGGATAATTACATAAAGAAAAGTAATTGCCTACGGCGTGCCTCACAATCTAAAAGCTAAAACAAAAATAGGAGCAGGGACTTTTTAACCCTGCCCCTAAATTTGATTGAGAGGTACATTTTAAGAAGCTTTACCGAGGAGCTTTTTAACAAAGCCGATACCTTTAGTAACAGCAACAACTACACCGAAAATTGCGAGAGCAGTTGGGATAGCAGCTACAATGAACTGAAGAATATTACCTTGTACATTCGTCAAAGCGTCAGTAAACGAAGTCAACGCAGTTTGTAACGCATTGTCAGATGATACAGGAGTATCAGCCTCTGCAGCAAAACAGTTAATAGCTGACATAGCAGTCATTACTGCTGCGGTTGCCATTACCGAAAGCTTTTTCTTATGCTTGCACACAAAATTTTTGATTTTTCCCATTTTTTTAACTCCTTCCATAGATTGTGTTATATATTTCGTATCAGCTTAAGTGCTTGATACAAACCATAACCTATTAATGAAAAAAATATATATGATCCAGCCCCGAAAACGGAACCTAAACCGACTAAAAATGCATAATCACCCAAAATTACCACTTCCAAAAACTAAAACCTTTAGCAAGTGAAATACCTATAATAACAAATATACCACCTACTATGAATACAAGACCGGAACTTAAAAAATCATTTTGCTGTTGTAGTGAATTATAAATCTCATCAATTGTTGATACATTCATCATCATCACCTGCCAAAGTGCTCATTACAGCATCTTTGAATTGACACTTTTTGCAAACTTCTTCATCGCCTGCACAAAATTTATTGTTATGCTTTTTAATTAAGTAATTGCATAAGAGCATTAAGCAACAACCGAGTGCAAAACCTGTCAGCATATTACAACCCCCATACTGCAGTGAATGCGTTTAGTGTTTCTTCGTCAACATTTTCAACTTCATTGATAAGAATACACTTCTTTTTGTCATCGAAGTACAGATTAACAAAAGAACCGAGTTTAACATTTTCGAGGACTTGAGCATCTCTAACTTTTACTTCTTCGGCTTTAAGTCCTGTTGTGTCGTCTGACTGATAGAGAACTGAAAGTCTATGATATTCAATGCGTTCTCCTTGCTCTGTGACAAACTCACCAGAACGATAGCCTACTATCATTTTTACATCATTCATTTTGTTGCCTCCTTGATTGAATTTTTTTGAATAGATTTATTAGGGACACTCGGAAAGACTTGACCTTAAGTAACTTTTAAAATTAGTAGTGTTACATACTCCTAAAATGCATACAGGGAGAATAGCTCTAATTTGTGTCTTTTTTATGTTGCCTAAACCGAGTGTTATGTAAATTAATTAAGATATTATTTCCGCAGGTTAAAATGAACGATAATAGCCGTCGTTGTCGTAATAGCCAAGACCGTTAGAAATATCAACAGCGTGAGTGTCATAATCAGAATCAGTGCCGTATCCAACAATTAGACCATCATCATTATATTCAAGAACTGATGCACCAGCTTGTTTAGCTAATTTAATCATTTTTTCATTATGAATAATTCTTTCATTTTCTGTCATTTTAATGTCCCCTTTATTTTTATTTTTCTTTAACAATGTAAAATTTGAATAAATCGTCATAATCAACGATATAAGAAACACCAGAATTGCGTTCAGTTAAAAGAACTTTGCAACAATTAACAAATAAATGAAATTCATAACCACTACATTCAAGCACATAAAAACTGTCACGCTGATATTTGAAAAAGAAGAAATCTGATAATTTTTTATTTAAAATCTCATGAAAATAAAACTTACAAAGCTTAACCATATTTGTTTTATTTACATTAAGCTTAAGTTCTTTGAATTGTGTGTTTTCAAGCATTTTTAATGTCCCCTTTAAAACTGTATAGCCCTTTTTGGGCTCAATTATATTATAGCAGTTTTTGGGCTAAAAGTCAATAGAAATATATGGGCTATGGTAAAATAAAATAAAAAGGTGTAATGTTACTATGAAATATAATGAAATTTTACAAGAATTAAGAAAAGACAGAGCTTTAACACAAACAGAGCTTGCAAAAATATTAAACACTACGCAAAGAACGATATCAAATTGGGAGAGTGGAAGAAATGAACCACCTTATGACTTTTTAATCAAATATGCAAAATACTTTAATGTCTCAACTGATTACATTCTGGGGCTTACAAAAGAAGATAGACCATATTGGATTAAAAATCAGTTGAACATAACAGGAAAAAACAAAATACATAATATAGAAATGAAGTGAGGAATTAAAAATGGATTATGCTGAAACTTGTTATATAATTACAGGTATATGTATCGTAATATCAATTATTTTTTCTGCATTAACAAAATATATAGATAACAAAAATAAAAAGCAGCACAAAGAAGAAGTTGATAAACTACAACATACTATTGATGAAATTTTGGATGAAGAACCAGAAGAAGTTAAAGAACTTGTAAATGAAACTACTAAACAATCAATTAACGAAGATACAAAGGTAGATGAAATAGGAACATTACCATATCAAAGAAAAATGTTGCTTACATCTTACGAATACAAACTATATAAATTATTAAAACCACTTGCAGATAAAAATAATTTACATATTATGAGTAAAGTTAGAATAATTGATTTTATTTCTGTTAAGCGTGGTATGACTAAAAATGAAGCATATAGCTACATATGCAAAATTAAACAAAGTCATATAGATTTTTTAATATGCAATCCCGAAAATCTATATCCTTTGGCAGCAATAGAATTAGATGATAATACACATCAATCTTTAAAAGCTCAGGAAAAGGACAAATTCAAAGACGAAGTGTTCAAATCAGCAGGAATAAAGTTATATAGAATTAAAAACATAAATGATGATTTAGAAAAAATTATCAATGAAATTTCAGCAATAAATAAAAAACCAAACTTTTAA